TTCCTGAGACTGCTCTTGCTGTGCTTGAAACTCTGCACGTTGCTCTTCACTAGCGTCAGGATTCATATAATCAAAGTAATCTTGCTTACTTGCAAGTCCTTGTTCAAAGCGCCATGTCCACAATGCAATCTCCGTGTCAGGTGTGAGAGCATAATTTGGTTCGAGAAAGTCTACACTATAATCTTCACCAACATCTACTCCTGCTTCTACACGAAGTATTTCTCTATCGATCTTGTAGCGCTTTTGTTCCCAGGGCCTCCATGTATCTTCTTTTTCACCAGTAGTAATATCTCTAGCTTCCATCTCTAAGATTGATAAACTAGCTGCCGATGGCGCATTACCTGAATCATCGCGTGCAAATTTGGCTCTTATGTGATTATTGTTTAATGTTGACTCAACAAAGAACCTTGTAGCATCTACAATCTCAGTAAGTGAGCCACCACTATTGGTAACGCCAAAATTAGCACCCTCGGGTAAATATAAAATCTTATCAGTACCAATTTGTATTCTACTCGCATCATCTACGCCAGCAACAAACTTAATACCCATTGCGCCATAACGAACTGCAATTTCAAGCTCGAACAAAGACACATTAAGTGCTAAATCAGCTTGTGCAACATCCATTGCATTTTTAACGCTATTAAAATCTCTAATAGGTGGATGCCGGTGGCAAAACGTCACTGGCATCACACCATATGGATTAATATCACCATCATTAACGCTTATCTTCATGCCATGCTCATCAAGCAGATAATGCTCACCCTGGTAACCTGGGCGCGATTCAGTCCATACTGCATGCATTGGTGCATCCATTCTGCTATTACCTTGGTATTCAATTGGATAGCAAACGCCAATTGGCTGATCTCGCCTATCACCAGCAAGAAAGATTGGCGTAAAATGAGATAGTATCTCGTATTTTAATTCTTGCTCCATCTCGCACCACCTAGAGCGAAATGCCATTGAGCCTAATAAAAATGTTAGTCTTTCAAGTTGCCTGCGCTGCGCATTAAGACTGTGGACGTTTATGGAGGCAAGGTAAGTATCCGAAGCGCGCATTCTTGGGGGGCGCTTATATGTCATACTGCGTACAGCGCAGACTCTTCCAGTTATGTTAGTATTAATTAGTGGCGCTTGCCTTAGTGTTTCTGCACTAAAGTAGTCACGTACATAACTATCAATGTTAATACCCTCGTACCAGTCCATTAAGTAGTCACGTTCGCGCACGCGCTCATCTTCGATGTATCTTAAACTATCTTTTAAACTTTCAGCTATCGCACTTTGCGATAAATCAGGAATTGTTACCATATATTTCTTACCAATCTATTACTCCAGCCATTCTACTCTTTATAGGAAAAAGATTACAAATCAAGTAACGCATCGCATCGTTGACGTGATCGTATACACCATCTTTGAGTGGTTCTTCTTTAACAGACTGGTCTGCTTTGTTCTCTGGATATCTGTAATTTTCATAACTAGCAATACTACCTTTACACTTATCTGATACATGAAAATGACTATCTCCATTTGCATCTTCAAACCATCTACGCATATGTGATACTCCATTTACTACATTGCGCGTCATTGCATCTTTGCGGTAGCGTACGCGCATACCTTTGCGCCAAAAACATTGTATATCTGAAATGCCTGACTGGCTATTTCTACCACCACCAGCAGGATCGCCAAAATAACCAGCAATTTGGTATGGCTTTTTACGTACCATATCAGCAAGGTCTTCTGTTTTGATGTTCTCGACCATTGCTATTTCGTCAAATTGATAGATAGTTGGTAACCCTTTTGTGTTAAAGTCGATGTTACAGAATACAACTGCTGGTTTGCGGTAACCGAAGTCGATGCTGCAATATGCTGGCAAGTTGGGATTGTACTTAAGACCTTTTTTTGTGTGTATGGCATTGGAGTATGGGTAACACTTTCCCGAAAAGCTTGTGAAGCGTGCTTCATATTCTTGATAAAATGTTTCACTTGTTAGCTCCTTTTTTAAATCTTCAACATCATCTTTGAAGAATGGTGATTCACTACTTGGATGTTGCCAACTCTCCCAATCAGGATATTTGTCATCTTTACCTCGCTCCCACAGCTTATGCCACCAGTTAAAACCACGAGGCGTTGATACCATTAAGCACCAGCCTTGGCGGTCTGATAGTGTTGGGCGCAAATATTGTTCCCAAATAAGTTTGTTTGGAAGCGCGGCGGCTTCGTCTATAACTAAATAGTCAATGCCCTCGCCAATCAAACTTTCAGGTGAATCAGCACTTTTAACGGATAGTTCTGAGTTTAATCCAGCAAGTTTGATGTAATACAAATCACCATTAACTTCTTTTTTATTTTCAATTGGCAATTTGAGCTTGACCATAATATCTTCTTTTAAAATACGAGCAATCTTCTGCGATAGG